TATTTTATCTACTACAATTAGATTTGTATTTGTTTCATTTGTAGGTGTTACTCCTATCTCTCCTTTGTTTCTGTGTAGCCACATATAGAGATTTGAAAAGAATCCTGTAGTTTTAAAAAAGTCATCTGTAAACTTTATATCTATCTCATTGTCTTGTTCTATGACTTTTATTATATCAATAATTCTTAACGCAGGTTTCAGGTCTGTAAATTGAAAGCCTTTTGTCGTTCCTAATCTTTCTGTATTACCTGATCCTGAATCAGCTTGGCTACCACTTGCATATAAGTTTCTTGTTGTATCACTTCTTGCTTGTGTTGTCAATACCCCTCCTGCACTACTATCATATATAAATCTTTGTGTGTGTGATATTAAAGGATATATGACGTGAGCTGTTGAGACTGTTTGACCATTTAGTACACTAACATAACTTTCTAAGCCTTGCTTTACTCTTGTAACATTATAATCGTGATTGAATTGTGAAAAGTCTAAGCTACTAAGTTTTCTATCTTGTACCCTGTCTTTAAGCTGTATTGTTTGACCATAGAAAGTGATATTATAACTTTCAGGTACATTGTTTTTTAGTTTAACACCATTCATAACTATATATCCTGCTTTAAAAGGCTTATAGTTTAATTCTAATATCGCATCTAATTTTGAGTTTGCATCAAATATACCATCAGGTATTGCATCTGATACTAAATCTCGCCTATAGTAATGTTTAAATAATTTATTATTTACACTTGTCGAGGGTAAATTAAATGTTCTGGTAAAGTCTGTAAATACTTTTTCTATGTCTCTTATGTCTTGAATTGTTTGCGTTAGTGTAATCTGCTCATCCTCAAATAAATCTAAATGCTGGAAATTTATATCAGTAATAAGATTAATCTCGTTCCATTTTCTAAATGTATTCTCCCACAAAGTATCTGTAGTGTTCCACAAATCTGGATTTGGATCAGGACTATCTAAAATAATACTTGGTATTGCAAGGCCTACTTGATTCATTATCTTATAGTATTTATTTTATCATATGCAAACTTAAATTCAAGAGTATAATTAGATAATTTATCGTTTAAGCTTGTTTTAAATGTTACCTGTTTATTTTGTGGTATTACTGGTAGTTGCTGATTGTCTTTGAATAACCAACATCTTGGAGACATCAGTAATTGCTCTATCACTTGGTTATAACTATCATTTACATATCCTGTGTTTAATATAATCTTTTCTCTACCCATTATGTTTCTTGTCTTGTATTGATGATTGTTTACAGAATATGTCGCACCTGTTGTAAGTGTATTAGCCTTATACTCCTCCCTTTCTATGTCAATACTTTCTATTGACTTTAAGAAAAAGTTTACTCTTTGTAAAGCTCCAAATCTATTTACAAATGTAATAGGCATATTTGTAAACTTCTCACAATTCTGCTCCTTTACTTTTATTGTTTCTGTACTTCCACCTGTAACTATATCTACACTTGTTAGGGTAGCTGTTGTACTTGTTGCATATTCTATTGCTGTGTTTGTAGTATCTATGCCTGTACCAACTGTTACACTTGTTACTGTCGAACTACCATTTTTAAAGTTTACAGTAGTTGCACCAGTCAAAGTATCTGATCCTGAATTTACACTTAGGTTTGCTAATACAGGAATCTTTAATATCTCTTGACTTTCTCTAAATATAGTATCATTTGACATTAGCTTTGTAGTACTACCTTTGAAAGCACTTAGAGATAATGTTGTTGCACTATTTGTTTGTGTTTCTGTAGTAAACCCATCCTCGAAATAACCAACACCATCAAAAGCTAACATATTTGTAGTGATAGCATCAAGAGCTGTTCCTGATGAGTTTCTTGGTGTTGCAACTGTCTTTACCCAAACATTCAGGCCATTGTTTCCAAATGTTCCACTAAAGCTGTATTCAATATAGTCTTTTATAAGCTCACCTATTTCAAATATCACAAAGTTATTGTTTGACACTTCGTTCTTTCTTAGCTGATAAGTAAGGCTTGGACTTGTATCGTATGTACCACTAAATATTGATATATCTAAATTACAATCTGCTAAATTTGCATTTGCTACTTTTATATATACTGGTGAGTTTATGTTTACTTTGAATATTGCCATTTATTTACTTTTATCAAATATTAATTGTATTTCAGCATCATAATCATCACCTATTGCTTTTGCAACCTCCATAGGTAAATTGGTATAATACTTATAAAAAGGTTTTGTAAAAAATAATGTTGGTTTTATACCTTTCGCATATATAGACCTTGCTATTAGAAAAGTTAAAGATTTTTTAAAACCAACTGAATCTACACTCCTTTTTACAAATCTTCCTTTTGTATCTCTTATCGTTTTGTTAAACTTGCCACCTTTTCTAATTACCCATTGGTCAAATGCTGATGGTGGCGGCATTTTATTTGTGTATTTAAATTCTGGAAAATTATTACCATAATATTTTTTTCCTAAACTTTCACCTCTTTTTTTACCTTTTACACCAAGGTCTTGGTATTGTCCGTACCTTTCCATAAAGAAAGTTATTAAACTTTGTCTCTCTGTAATGTTATCTTTAAAGCTAATACTATTTAATAATTTACCACTTAATGCATTTTTTTGTGCGTTAAATTTAGCCTCATAAACAACTTTAGCTGCGAATGTTCTTAATACTTTTGTTAATTCATTTAAAACCATTAGCAAATATTTATATCATTGTCTATTATTATATCCATAGTAGCTACCCAACCAGCTACTTCATTTTCAAATCTATCATAAAACGGCTCACAACTAACAGCACCATCGAGCTGATATTTATCTGTGTAAAGTGTTCCGCTTCTTAATAATTCTATAAGCTTATTCGCAACCGCTAATTGAGTGTTTAATACATCGTGTTCATTATTGTTGCCAGAAAATACATCTGTTGTTTCATCTTTACTCTGATTAACAACATCCATACATATAACACTTATGTTAAATCTTAGTATTTGTTCCTCTTGGGATACTGTATTTATAATAATATGGCTTAACGGATAAATTGTTTGTTTTGATAAATCTACTTTCGTAATATCTCCTGTTGTAACAGTATTCACATTTTCGTCATTTAACAAGTTATCTCGTATTGTTGTTGTTATTAAATAAAAAGCTCTTACACCAATGTTGCTCATTTTATTGTTTTATTAATTTGTTTTTGTTCAAGATCGTTTTTTTCTTTTATAAATTCTAAAGCATATAAACATTCGTGCATATTTAGTTTAGTGATATCTTTGTACTTTGTAATATCTCCTTTAGAGAGTGCATAAATTGACTGATACCATCCCCACCGAGTTCCGAAGTTTGCAATTGTTGAAAGGTCTCCATCTCCTGTGGACTCAAATAATCCAGTATATTCTTGCTCAAGTCGTTTCCTAAATTGTAAAAAAAAACAATGCTACTAAATACAACATCAAGTGGCATCTTTTTTATATTTAAAAATTCACCACCTTTATATTTATCTATAATATATCTATCGCTATGTTTTTGCAATACAGGTCTGTATAAAACACCCATTGCTTTATGCATTGTTTCCCAGTCATTAAAGTATGTATCTAAATCAACATATTCACCAAAAGTCATTTCATCTAAGTTTGGTATAAAACCATAATTAACATTATCTAATTTAAAATGTCTTATTAAGTGTTTTGTATCTTGCTCAAATATATTTGTTAAAGTTTTAGATATTTTATTTATATGAGACATTCTAAATTCTATTATGTTTGCATAAGGTATATCGCAAAAAATTTCAATCATTTTTGATCCTATAACAAATTGGTCTTCTTCCTCTTCTTGAACTTTTAAAAACTTTTGATATTGTTCTAAAGTAATATCATTTAAAGAATCAGGAACGTTAATTTTTAATCTCATATTTTTTAGTTATAGGTTTTGTCGCCATGCGACATAAACCTTAATTCATATATATATATCGAAATCTAAAGTGGATTTTTGACAAAAAAAAAGGAGGCCCTTTTGAGACCTCCTATCATTGAGTTTGTAAAAAACTAAATTAAATCAATTTAAATTAAATTAAACAACTAACTAATTAACTCAATGTGTTCTATAAGTACATTAATTGTAACCATACTCCTAACCAAAAGAAAGTGGATAATATTAATGCTTTGATAAAGAATTTAATGTCTTCCATTTATAATCTGTTAATATCTACTAAATTTACTTTGTGCATATCGACAGCAGATAATTCGTTATACCATTCTGAATTAACCTCATCGTGCTTAAGAGATATTGGATTATTCATATCTGCCTTATTGTTATTAAGAGCAGGATATATAATCCCCTTTTTTATATCTAAGAAACTGCCTACAGATTTTAAATATTCTAATTCTGTTATTTCTACTTTAGGATTGTTTAAGTCCTCTAAATTTAAAAATATGTCTATTTTACTCATTGTTTTGTTTTTTAATTAAAGGGGGGTTTTACACCCCCTGTCTTTGTTTTTGAAAAGCCTTAACTCGTCAGCTAAGAACTTAACTTCATAGTCTATTATTATAATGCTAATATACAACTTTTTTTAATATAATTAACATTTTTTAATAAAAGTTTTATCTACCTCTGTTATCTTATTGCATATTTACCCTTGTTTGGGTTTTGTAAGGCCATCATTAATGAGTATCGAGCTGCGTCAATACAGTCAGGATGGAGACCTGTAGGTTTTTGTATATTGTTTCCCTCTTTGTCTTTATCCCATACATACCCTTGCAATTCTCTTATCATATTCTTTGATCTTGATGTTACATAGACCTCATTCTGATTTATAAGGTTAATTCCATATACTATTGAATCTCTGCCTTTTGTTACAGGGAATATTCTGTGGCCATAGTTTCTAAGCTCTTGTATTGACTTAGGCTCTGCACTATCTGCGTATATATGTTCCAAAGCTCTATTGTCTGTTAAGAAATTACTTATGTCTCTATTAAGCATAC